GTCATATGTCTCCGGCAGCGGCAGCCCTTCACCAAAAGACATTGAGTTTGACTGCCCCGCCAGAACAACAACAAAGTAATACTCCGGTTCGCTGGTGGTGCTGATAACTGTGCCTTCTCCATCCGACGGCTTCACCACCACAGGTGTGGTGACATCACCTTCCGCCGCAATGGCCTGCATCAGGGTATAGGGCGTGATGGCCACCGGACTGCCAAATGGCTGCCACCCCTCCTTCAGTTTTTGAGTCAGTCGCTCCGCAAGGTCTGACGGCGACGCCGCCCTGACCACATCGTAGTGTTTAAATGTCATGAATCCTCCCGGTCGGGATAATGTTGTGAGTCAGATGAGGGAACGGGCTGAAGTCCGGAAGTTACAGGACAATGGCAGGAGGAAGACTACAGCCCGCAATACGAAAAAGGCCGCGCAGTTGCGCAGCCTTATGAATTCTGGTTAAAATCCATTCGATTATAAAAATGTATATCTCATGCTGTTGCCCGAACCCACTCGGGCTTTTTTTTTGCCCACAAGAAAGCCCCTCCGGAGAGGGGCTAAAGCCGTGTATCTGTATCATCATGCACATGGTGCCGGGTGCCTCCCGGTGAGTTCAGCCCGGTGCCACTAAACCCGCGTCATTCTCGTTTTGATAATCAGAGATTATACCGTCACCAGTCGCCCCTCCGCTCAGGGGGATTCACCATGCGAAATTTTTTTAACAAATGCCCAGTCTGACAGGCAACTGTCAACTTACTGAATTGTGAGCAACATAGCATTTAACGGGGAACCTGTTTTCTGCAGTAAAAAGGCCCACCGGAGCGGATGGGCCTGGAAGGATAGCGGTCATGTGATGCCGGTTTCCCGGTAACTCAGCACCGGTATCTGAGTCAACGTTTTCTCTACTGGGTCATTTCCGATACGCCCTGCCTGCTGACAGGCTTTCATCACATCTGAAAATATAGCACCCTGACTGATACTGTAGTACCCAAGGTTCCAGAAACTGTGATGTATCCGGCACAGAAAAGCCCCTCCGGAGAGGGGCTGGAGAGTGGCGCTATGTGCCATTGCATGGTGCCGGGTGCCTCCCGGTGAGTTCAGTATCAGCACCTGAACCCGCACAGAAAGGATAAGGGTCGGTGACAAAACACCAGTTGCTGATTGCCCCTCCGCACAGGGGGATTCACCATGCCAGTTTCTTTTAACAAACTCCCCGCAAACCAGACAACAGTCAACCGCCTGAATTGTGAGGTATTTAAAAATTTCAACGGGTAACTGATACCCTGCTAATCGCCTGATGCTTTCTTTTTCAGCAACGGGAAAGCAACAACCACCACACCCACCAGCCGCCCATTTACCACAAATAAAAAAGCCTTCACTGCGGAAGGCGTCTGTAACAACCGAACTGATAGTCTGCCAGACCCGCCATAACCAGCTGGGTCAGTATTAACTGGCAGCGTTCGCGTGAAAGGTAAGTATTCTGCGCAATCTCCCCGACTGTCGCCGGGTAGGTGACGCTTAATTCATTAAACACCACTCTGGCGGTTTCTGTCATATCCTGCTGTTTTAGCATGTCTTTTTCCCTTTTCCGGTTAACGTGACATACCAATAACTCTTGTCTAAAAAGCCAGCAAGCTGAAAGACAGGTATTCACCACCAGCACGTTTACTGTACTGATGCGATTTCAGTCATAAAAAACCCGCCAGGCGGCGGGTTTAAGTTGTGTGGCGTAGTAACCACTCTTAACATACTGACATACTTTTTGCGGACCGCGCTAATCATTTTTTACTTTTTTGGGCAGCCAGTCGTCCATCTCCAGCCTTACACCCAGCATCGACAGACATCCGTCAATAAATCCTTCAGCAATCTGCATCTCAATTCGTATTGCCTTTTCGCTCTTCTTTCTTGTTCTGGCAATCTGCCTTTTTGATATGCGCAGCAGATAATGAGCTACCAGCAGCGAATACTCGTCCGGTTTTTTCTTCTTCAGGCGCGTAAGGCAGTTTTCGATGATAAGGCCGTCATCATCGCTGCAGGCCGGGCGAGGTTTAGCGGTGGATGGTAAAAGGCCTTTAAATCCAGCAGCTATCGGAGAATAGTCCACCCCGGCGTTACCACTTGCCGCCCATGCCCCCCAGCGTTCGAGAACCATCTGAATATCACGCATCAACTTTCTCCACAAAATCAGGACAGCACACCAATCGCCAGCGCGCGATCGATAAAACGAAATATCAGCTCCAGTTGGGAACCATACTTCTCTTCAAATGCCACGGTATCCGCATGCAGTTCGTCATGGTGTTTTCTGCACAAAGGCAACACAAAAAGGTCATGCGCTTTTGTACCCATTCCACCCTGACCATGACCAATCAGGTGATGCGGATCGTCGGCTGGCTTACCACAACATGCACACGGCTGCGTCTTAACCCAGCGCGTGTACTTTTCATTAACCCAGCGACGACGTTTGGGGCGTAACATAAAAGACTCCGGCGACTCCGGATCCACTTTCAGCGCCAGCACCTTTTTCGCTTTATCCTGGATAATGCTGGTGGCAGGAACCGAAGGCACAAGGTCACTCTCCCGGGTGACAGACGGCAAAACAGGCTTCGGTAATCTCAGGGCCTTACGGGCTGCACTTTCCGGTAAGGCATCCGCCAGGTCATTACGAACCAGCCACCAGCACAGTTCAGGCATTGTCACAACGTGACTGTCATCAAAACCGAGATCACGACGGACTACGGACAACACCCAGCGGGCACAGTTATCCGTTGCCATTGACTCCAGACGTTCCGTGAACTGATCGCGAAGCAGGTTATCGCAGTGCCAGCACAGACGGATTGCGCCCGGCGCGTGTCGCATTGTGGTCATGTTCTCGCTGTGCCATCCGGAATGAGGCCACTGGCAGCCTTTTTCACGAAGTAACCAGCTCTCAAGGCATTCCACGCCACCAGCACGACGGATCACCGCCTCATGGCGGAACACGGCCCGAACGGCAGGATCATCCGCCAGCGGTTGTGATGCTGCCGGAACGGCACCACTGGCAAAAGATGAATAACGTTCCGGCTCAGGCTCCAGCAGGACACGCCCCTGCATAAACAGGGGCATCAGCTCTGAACCGGGTCTGAACAAGACGATCCCCATACGCGGGGCAATTTCAGGGGTCAGCAGTGCTCTCACGGTCACCTCAGCGAACGGTATTGCATGAACGCAGGAGAAAAAATTCAGCCATCACGCAGTAAACTCTTTCACCAGCGTTTCAAACTGGCTTACCTGGCCTTCCAGTTCCGCCACGCAATCCACCAGCTCATCCACCGCCTTTTGTGTGCGGTGTTTTGCCTGCAGCAGATCACGAAGCGCCGGAGTAAGCTGCTTGCGGAGCGTATCTTTTGCCACGCTCGTTTTTTCCATCTGTTCAGCACAACGAAGCATCTCCTGCGCCTGCCGACGAAGTTGTTCCGGTGAAACAGTGGTTGTTCTGTTGTTCAAAATAAACGCTCCGTTTTACTACCCGACATGCGGTTATTGCTGTATCTGCGCGGATTGCCCGGCGTCATGGGAGTGGAAAGAACCCGGGCACTCTCCTGATCCACAGGCAGAAAATGCCCGTTATGAAAACGCCGGTAAATGGTACCCAGCGTGCCATTACGCTGTTTCGTGATGTTGATTTCAGCTATGCCTCTCGCCTGTGTCTCCGGGTTGTACACCTCATCCCTGTAAAGCATCAGAATGATGTCTGCATCCGCCTCTATTTCCCCTGAGTTTTTCAGGTCCGAGTTCATGGGGCGTTTATTGGGTCTGGATTCCACGCCACGGGAGAGCTGGCTCAGAGCAATCAGCGGAAAACCGCCGGATTTTGCCAGGCTTTTAAGTCCCTTTGAGATTTCCCCCACAGCAAGGTCGTGACGCCCCGTGCTGCGGGTTTTAATCAGGCCGAGGTAATCGACCACCACCAGCGCCGTTTCCGGGTGTTTCATCCGGTGGTGCCTCGTGGTTGCACATATCTCATCAATGGTCAGGTTTGCCTGGTCCACCATCCAGATATTACGCCCCGTCATTCGTCCCACGCCCTGCGAGAAACGCGCCCAGTCTTCATCTTCAAAACGGGCAACAGACTTAAGACGGGATACCGGCATTCCACCGGCAGCAGACACCATACGTTCACCAATCTGGATGTTCGCCATCTCCATGGTGAACAGAAGCACGCCATGCCCCTGCTCAGTCACCTTGTCGATGATATCCAGCGCAAGTTCGGTTTTCCCCATCGAAGGACGGGCCGCAATGAATACCAGGTCGCCTGGCTCCATACCGCCCGTTTTTGCGTCCAGTTCATCAATACCGGTCATCAGTGCCCTGGATTTCTCCAGTCCCTGATTGCGGCATTCAACACGGTCGACCACTTCCGGAAGAACATCATCAATGTGAACCGGCTGAATGACGCCCTTTCCGGTCGACAGTGAGGTCATCATGTTCTGCGCATCCTTCAGGGCATCCTCAGCTGCTTCACAGGTATGCGCATCACGTAAATTCTGTAATGCTTCGGTCAGTGTTTTTTCTGCATCGCGCAGTGCGGCATTGCGCCGCAGCGCTGCAACATAGTGCTCCAGTGAAGACTTCACCCAGGTTTTGCGTCCGGTGTCGGTAATCACCGGGGCAAGTTCCGGCATCTCATTGCACAGCAGTACGGGGTCAATGACGCCGGATACACGGGCCTGTCTGCAAATTCCCGCGTAAATATCCCTGTACTGACGCACGAAAAAGACATCCGCCGGAAGTGTGGCCAGAATATCCATCACTTCCGGATCAGCCCCTCGCAGAAAAAACGCGCCAATGACAGCTCCTTCCAGGTCATCATTACGCCACGCCGGATTTGTCGGGTTTGTCATGCTGCCACACCTCTGATATGCGCACGGTAGCTTTCCCAACCAAACACCAGGCAGTTACGCCCACCATCAGTAACGCGATCCACAATCCGTTCACCAATGGATTCCTTAAGCTGTTCAAACGTCAGGTTGCTGATCAAAATTGTCGGTAAAACGCTTTCGTAACGTGCATTTATGATTTCCTGCAGGATGGTTATCTCCGCAGGCGTACCGAACTGCACACCAACCTCATCGATGATAAGCAGATCCAGCGATGCAAAATGATTAATCACTTCATCGTCAGTGCGCTCAGAGTTGTGGCGCCAGGTATTTTTCACCGCACGGGTAAGCCGCATCACATCCGTGATTTCTATGGTTGCCTGGTGGTGGCGAATAATATTTTTTGCCATTGATACAGCCAGGTGATTTTTCCCGGTACCACAATTGCCAATCATGACCATGCTGGTGCCTGCAGCGAGACATTTCTTCCAGGAAGCGGCATAGCGCTGACAGGCTTCAAGGTTTTTCTGTGCGTCAGTATTCACCGCCTGATAATTCTCAAACTCACAGTCCTGGAACCGGCGGGCAATACCGGCCTGATCGAGTAATTCACGAACCTTCAGGGCGCGTAATTCGTCATACACGCGGTCCAGCTCCTCACTGAGGCAGGACAGGCAACCGGACACCCGTTTGACAGCTTTCCCCCTTACATCCGGGCCCGTCAGCACATAGCGCGTGTATTTTCCGTGTTTCCCGCAGGACACCGTCTCAGTGCTTTGCACCCAATGCTCACAGCGCCACGGACGCTTTCCGCCACGGACAAATGCCAGCTCCTCTTCCAAGTCTGCCTTGCGGTTAAGTAACTGCGCTTTGTCGTGTTGCATGTGTTGTTTGTTCAGGAAATTAGTCATTTTCACCCTCCCCACAAAATCACCAGTTGAAGTTCGTTGAGCCGTAATCCTGTTCACTGAATCCCGAGATTGGGAGGCTTTTGCCCCGCCCACCTCCGGGGGCTGCTGGCTGTTGCCAGAATTCGTCAAAGTGCCGATCGGGGCCAAAGAACGTCGACGCCTGCTTCACGAACTGGGTACCGATATTTCCTGAGACACGCACCCAGGCGGCATAGCGTTTCACACCGTTGAGCATGATTTCGGGTGTCACACCTTCCCTGATACGGGCTTTCCAGGCTTTGAAAGCAGCTGACTTGGAATTACCACCAGCACGTTTGGGATATTCCTGCCAGGCCTGTTCAAATTCCGGTGAATATTCCTGTCGGGCAGAACGTGCTGGTGCAGACGCGTCAGCGGATGCGCCAATAGTGTTTTTACTCTCTGTAGTATTCTCTGAAGTAATCTCTGTTGTATTCTCTGTAAGATCGAAATTGGTTTTCCCTTCTCCGCGGCGAGGGGTTTCCCGTGCCCGCGGTGAAGGCTTTCCCTCCTCCGCGAAATTGGGTTTTACAGTTTCCCGAAAACGGGTTTCCCCATTTCGGGAAAACTGATTGTTTTCATTGATAATTTCATTAAGGCGCTCACAATCTATACGGTAGAACATTTTGTGCTCAAGACGCTTGTTGGTTTCAACCAAAATGCCTCTGGACACAAGATGCTTACGCGCTACAGCCTGTTGTTCAAATGTAAGTCCTGTTTCGTGTTGTATCTCTTCACGCGTTTTATGTACGCCTTCCGCTGCATGTGCTTTATCCTGCCAGTAAAAAATCTGACCAAAGAAAATAACAGCGTGCGGACTTCCCATGTATTTAACGAGCCCAGGGTAATAAGCAACCGGATGTCCAAAATCGAGCAGAAGATCAGACGGACGCATAGCCACCTCCCAGGCGTTTAAACATTTTTCCGGACTGAAACGCCACCAGCGGATAACTCAGGGTATGAGTACATCCCTGAACCTGGCAGACAACCTTCTGGCTTTCTGTATTGACCAGGCAAACCCGCAGAACGTGACCGTTGCTGGTGGTGAACCACTGCCCCACACGGGGGCAGTGGTTGTATCGGTGATACAGGGAACTAACGACGCGGCGAATCATGGGTGCGCCTCCTTGTCAGAACCGTTCAGTCTGGAATCAACAAGTGCAGCACCAAAAACAGCATCACCTACACGGTCGTACAGTTTGCTAGCCAGCGGAGATTCAACAGCCTTAAGCATGGGATAAAGCTGGCTTGTCCAGATTTGGTGGATTTCTCGCAAATGCAGGTATACGCCTCTGGCGTTTTGTGCGACAGATGGCATATCAGCCGCACCAACTCCTGATAAGCACCTCTCCATCTGGTTAAAGGCATTGATGTATGCTTCTTTGAACCGGGCAGCACGTTTACCCGTGAAACCCATAGCAAGAAATGCAAAACCGTCGCGGGTGATTTGGTAACAAGGGAGTTTGCGGCCTGATGCGTCGGTGTATTCACTTAACACAAAATTGTGTTCAGTAAATTCAGCGGAACATTCGAGGTTTCTAATTCTATCTAAAACCCGCTCATGCCGTTTAGTAAAGTAATTAGCTACTGCAAGAGATGTGGTGACAACGCGACCATTGATAATCGTGATTTCAGGGTGAGATTGGGTTGGGAGAGTAGTCATGGTGACAGCCCCTATGTTGAATTCAATGAACTCACCACCAAGGCTTTCCACGACCATATAGGTGGTGAGACGTACAGGGGTGGAAATACCGGTCAACATAGAACCCGGCCCAACCGAAGTTGGCCCTGCACGCCCCACCATAATTTGGGCGTAACGATGCTCATGACACGAAAAAACCGCATGAGCGCGGTTGTGCTCTATATTGAATTTCGGGTTTCCACGCCCGGCACCCGCTTTATAAGGTGCCGGAACAGTGTAACGTCCCGGAATTGCAGAATCAATATGCTGGTGTTCCTTCACACTCAACAAAATCACGCCTGAATTTCCACAAAGGACTAAAGCACTCATGCGGGTAGTCTTTGCGAAGATAGATAACGCGCTGTGTTTCAGGCTCCCAGCGTATAACGTGGACGCGACGCCCCCTTCCATCACGGAACCAGCGATTGAGTACTTGCATGTGCTACCTGTGAGCATAATTACACCTGCCAGCCCAGCGCCTGGAACAGCCCCATTTTCGGGTGATACCAGCGTGCACCTCGTGGTTCTGCTTCACTCATCATTCGATGAAAAGCAGACATGAAGGGTTCTACTGCAACAATCGCGCGACGAGACAACAATCCATCCGGCGTCATAAATTCATGGGTATCGGTAGGGATCTGATATGCGTTCACCAGATTGCGGCATTTCGCATCTGACATACCCGTTTTCGCCACCAGCTGACGGTAACCTGCATAACCATCACGTATGGTGCCTCTTTTGATTTGCTCGACTGTTTCGGTAACGTGGCTGACTTTCTCTTCCACCTGCTCAAGACGTCTTTGTTGGCGAACGGCTTCAAGTGCCATTGCAGCAACCATTTCGATCTGGCTCATTGGTTTACGGATTTGTTCTTCCAGTTCGCGCCAGCGATCTACCAGGCGGGCGGTGAATTCAGGGCAAAGCTGTGCGACAACAATGATGCTGTCGCGCTTGCCTCGTTCACCTTCGAAAAGATAATGCTTACTTTTTTGAGTTAAACCTAACCCATTGATATTTTCAGAAATCCCCATTGGGGGAAGCTGAATAATCCCTCGTTCAGCAAGGCGCTCAATGGATTGTTTCACTTTGTCATGGCGGCTGCCCACCAGCTCTGCGATTTCAACGCTGGTCATGGATGCTTTATCGGTAAAAATTGCGGTATTCATCTGATTGCTCCTTGAGGATGACATTTCAGAACTCACGCCAAAACGTATGCATCGTGAGTTACTACTCGTGACAGTCAGTCTTTAATCTCTGGTAATACCGTTTGATTTTCGTAACGAATCAGGAATTCCATCTTCGGGATAAGGGTATAGATCAGGTCTTAACCCATGCGGAGTAACCTTCCATTCAACTAACTCACACACCCGTAAAACAAAACGAGAAGGAACGGAGTTTTTAGAAAACCACAGGTTCACCGCTTGTGGCGTAACACCGATGTATCTTGCTATGGCGTTTTGAGGAATCAATTTACGCAACATGTCGTAATCATTCAGTTTTATCACAGCACAGCTCCAACATTAACTTTACAAATCAAGAATACATCAAGAATAAATTAACATGCAAGTTTCAAAAGGATCGAATACACTAAAATCAAGTTAATATTTATGTGTATAAAGCCTCGACAGGAACTCACCATGAAGAATGTAAAAAGCACAGAAAATCGGATAGCAATGATGCTGAAAACAAAAGGCTGGAGTCAGGCTGAACTAGCCCGTAAGCTGGGTGTAAGCGCACAATCAGTACAATACTGGACTACAGGAAAGACGTTTCCCAGAAGCGATAAACTTGCACAACTATCAGTAATTAGTGGTTATCCACAATCCTGGTTTTTGGGTGAAGATACCTCATCGACACACTCTTCAGCTGAAAAACACCATACAAGAGAAGACAGCGTTGTGTTCAATGTGCTGGATGTTGAATTCAGCTGCGGCGACGGAACTCATGTACGGGGAGATCTAATTGATGTAGTACGCTCAATAGAACTTGATCCTGAATATGCCCGCCGCCTGGTCGGTAACAGAGCATTCAAGAACATAGAAATCGGTAACGCCAGAGGGGACAGCATGGCCCCAACAATCGCCCCAGGTGACTTACTGTTTTTAGATAAAACAGTAACTTATTTTGACGGTGATGGCATTTATGCATTTTGCTTTGATGGCGAATGTTACGTCAAACGACTTCAAAAAATTGGAAGCAAGATCATGGTCTTATCAGACAATCCCAACTATCAGCCGTGGAGCATCGAAAAAGAGGGAATGGCGCTGCTGTATATCCAGTCAAAAGTCATCTCATCTGTACCATTCAATATCAACAGATTTGGTTAGTTGTTGATTTTAAATTAAATTATTTGTCACCCACTACAAAAAAATCAAGTTTATCAATTTTTGATTGACACTAGTTTACCTGACACATAATATCTCACCATCAATTATATATTGATTAACTTCAACTTAGAATTGCATGGTGATGATATGGAAGCCTTACAAACAACACCAAAAACATGTAGCCTCAATACTTACAACAAGGTTTTATGTGATGATTTAGACCTCGATTCTTTTGCATTAACCATCGCAAACCTGCTCAGTGCTGTTCGCACCTTCAACCTCCTGGATGATACGCGATTAAAAGAGGTTGGGTTTGATGTGCTGGAATTTACTCATGAATATGCTTTAGCGATCGCATCGACAAAACAACAACATTCTATTCGCTCAGGCAACAAGATAGCCTGCATACGCACAAAACGTGAAGCCTGCGGCTTGACGACTACCGAACTAGCCAGACTACTCGATCTTGACGAAGAGATTATTCTGCAATGGGAGAGTGGAGAGTACGAGCCAACCATCAGCATGCTTATCCCCCTGGCAAACGTCCTGGGATGCGATCCGCTTTCTCTGCTGAGTGAAAAAAACAGCGAGTCAGTTATTCGCGTAAATGTGCCTGAAGTCCATGTGGAAAGTATTGGCGCACGCATCAAAAGCGCCCGTACAAAACTGGGATTAACCGAATCTGATCTTGCCCGCATGATTCATACCTATAGTGACCCCATAAACGACTGGGAATGCGGCATCTGTGAAGTTCCTGCTGATCAGATAGTACCACTGGCCAGTGCGCTTAATTGTGACCTGGTGTGGTTGTTAACGGGAAAATCAGAAGCAAAGGAGTAGCAACAATGACTGGCAATATCCATGATAAGTATGAAGGCTTATGCCTGGCACCGGATTCCTTTGCAAACAATATCCATGATTTATTATGCGCAGTTGTCGTATTACAAATGTAAGACAACGATGCAATAAAAAGAACAGGTGATGAAGTTCTTGAATTTGCACGTTGCTATGCTGAAGCAGCAGCCGAAACAGAACTATCCAGTTAAATAAAACAAGTCATCTGCGAATAATATATTACGGCTTAATAGCCGGGGATTATCACACACTTAATCCACTGGAGGCTTTATTATGACTTTTATAAAACATAAGGCATCACACAAAACAGCCTGTCTTATTGCACAACACGGTGAAAATTACATGCATATTGCCTGCTTGTTTCTGCGTAAAGCATACGGGAGATAATAATGCATCAGAAAACAGCAGAACACGAACAAACCAGAGTATTGCTGACCATCAAAAACGGGAAAGTAATATTAATTCGTCATGTTCATGACGATGAATTTGTAGGAAATCTTTCAACATTCCTGTTTATTGCAGAAAAGGCAGGATATGACGTTATTGCACCAGCAGATGAAGATGAGGAATAAATTTCATGCAATACGCTGAATTCCAGGCTGAAGCAACAGCCAATGGTATACAAACAGGCAGTATGACTATTGATTATCACGACGCCATACGCCGTCTGGATGCTGGAGAATTCGATACTCCTAATGTGCGAGGTTTACGTATCCTTCAGTGTCTCGCGCAAGCTGACGAAGCAGGATTACTGGGAAAACTTCCGGTTGAGATGAAGGTTGCCCAGTGGCGATGGTTGTATGTGACGACATTCATCAACGAAGAAGAAGACAAGAACGGCACAATTGATGTCCCGAATGAACACGGAACAACAGATCGCGCCGTAATATATAACGGGAAGCATGGGGTTATGACGATATATCCCGGCCCCATTCGGTTTGCCTTACAGCAGTATATTGAATGGAATTTAATTCAAAAATACGGCGAGGCAGAAGGAATGGGTAGAGCGCTGTTTCTTTATCAGAAAATGCTCATTACATACCCAGATAAAGGTTTCATTGTTTCAGACATGGGGCGAGAAGGGCTTGAACTCCTTCTGGATGAAATGATTAACGACCTGAATACTCATGGTATGCCAGAAGGCCAGTGACACATTAAATATTAAGAAGAATATAATTCTTCCGTTTTTTACTAACCATTTATATGAAAAACAACCGTGAATTAAGCAGAGTAAAACTGCTTTTAATCCTTGCCACAGTACTGACAATAACAGAAATCATTATTCTCTTTATTGCGCTGTCTGTCAGTTAAAAATATCGGGATACCACATACCAATGAGACTGTATTTCACAATAGTAATTTTACTGGCAATTATCGCATGCATTTACGGATTACTCGTTCCGTTCCTTATATCCATGAAGGATACGATAGCAGTTACTTCTGGCTTTGCACTGGCGTTTCTGACCCCGCCCTGCATTTATGCCATTTACAAGGGTCTTTCTTTCACTAAGGATAAAAAATGAAAAAAATTATTTTTGCTTTAGCCATTGTTCTGCCGACCATTGGCCTTGTCGGCTGCGATCGCGTTGAACCCGGTAATGTTGGCATCAAAGTAAATAAACTGGGCGACGATAAAGGCGTCGGTGAGGTGGTCGGTGTTGGTCGCTACTGGACTGGCTGGAATACTGAAGTTTACATCTTCCCAACCTTCAAACAAATGAAGACCTACGATGAGCCGTTCAGCTTCCAGATGAGTGACGGCACAACCATCGGCTATCACATCGGTGTTGCCTACAAAGTTGATCCATCCAAAGTTACCACGGTGTTTCAGACCTACCGCAAAGGCGTGGATGACATTACCGCCACTGACCTGCGCCAGAAGATCGCCGACGCACTCAATCGACTGGCCAGCAAAATGACCACCGACAAATTTATCGACGGCGGCAAGTCTGAACTACTGGATGCCGCACTTAAAGACATTCAGGAAGAGATGACCCCCATCGGCGTTCAGGTAATGAGCCTCTCTTATGTAGGTAAACCGGAATACCCGCCAACCGTTATCGACAGCATTAACGCCAAAGTCACGGCAAACCAGAAAACCCTGCAGCGCGAACAGGAAGTCAAGCAACGTGAAGCGGAGGCCAACATGCTGCGTGCAGAAGCTGCCGGACAGGCTGATGCCATTCGAACAAAAGCCCTGGCAGAAGCCGATGCCATTCGTTTACGCGGCGAAGCTCTGCGCCAGAACCCTGGCGTCATGGAGCTGGAAGCCATCAACAAGTGGAACGGTACACTGCCGCAATACATGACCAGTGGTGCCAATACACCATTTATCCAGATTAAATAACTTACACGCCCGGCAAACCGCCGGGTTAATGGAAAATCAGATGAACAACCAGAATACTCAACCGCAAATAATGAACTATGACCCGAATCTGACGTCGTGCGGACGCATGGCAAAACAAACCGTTCGATTAACTTTCGGACTATGGGAATACCGCGAAACATTCGAAGTTACTGTCGGCGGCAATCTGACCGGACTGGATGTTATCAATTGCGCTATTGAAAGCCTGTACGCAACGCTGCCTTATGAAGAAGTCCTGGATGAGCGCACAGGGAAAACGGATATCATGGCCACCATTAATATTGGCGAACTGATATGCCAGGATGAAGACCTGTCCGGGGAACTCTGGCTTGCCGGGATGCTTATCTCAGCAGAAATTATCAGCATTGAACCCGCTACAAACATACGGCTCTGAAGTTCTCACTATTCAGAGAGCAGGAGAAAAAATGTTCGCTCTGATTAATCAGGGACAACTGTATACCGACAGTGCCGGTTACCCGGTAAAAATTGTTCGCTGCATAAACAACACCGTGTTGTACAGAAGATGTGAAGCGAATGTTTGAAGTGTGGTGCCACTGCCGTGGATGAAAGTTTTATGAGGTTGGCATGCAGACAATCATCTATCAGATAACCCCCAGCAAATGGTGTACGGAGAGAGTCCTCATTGCATCAACAGGGCTAAAGCCTGGCACCATCGAGCGGGCCAGAAGAAAGTCATGGATGCAGGGAAAAGAATACCGCCATTACGCTGTAGAAGGTGATCCAGGGCATTACAGTGAATGCCTGTACAACATCGAAGAAATTATGCGATGGATCGAAAACCAGAAACAACCAGGTGTCAAAAATGCAAGTTCCGGTTAACCTGTTAATGCTCCTGGACGTCTGGGAGGTTCAATGAGTAACACATCATACCCGACAGGCGTTGAAAACCATGGCGGATCACTCCGCATATGGTTTCACTATAACGGCAAACGTGTCAGAGAAAACCTCGGTGTTCCTGACACAGCCAAAAACCGGAAGATTGCAGGCGAACTCAGGACTTCAGTTTGTTTTGCAATCAGAATGGGGAATTTCGACTACGCTGCGCAGTTTCCTGAGTCCCCAAATCTGAAACACTTTGGTCTGGGAAAAAAGGAGATAACCATTAAGGCGCTTTCAGAAAAATGGCTGGATCTGAAAAAAATCGAAATAGGAGGTAACGCATTCAATCGGTATCAATCTGTGGTGAGAAACATGTTGCCTCGTATAGGGGAAAGCCGACTGGCTTCATCTGTAACAAAAGAAGATTTACTCTTCATCAGGAAAGATTTATTGACCGGGTATCACAATCTCTCAAACGGCAAAACAACACCTGTTAAGGGGAGATCTGTAGTTACAGTTAATTACTACATGACGACAATTGCAGGTATGTTTCAATTTGCAGCTGACAACGGCTACACGGAATCAAACCCGTTTAACGGCCTGACACCATTAAAAAGGTCCAGAACCGAGCCAGATCCGCTCACGCATGACGAATTCATTCGTTTTATTGATGCTTGCCACCATCAACAAACGAAAAACCTGTGGTCTTTAGCAGTATACACAGGCATCCGTCACGGTGAGCTAATATCTCTCGCCTGGGAGGATATTGATTTAAAAGCTAAAACAATGACTATCCGTCGTAATTATACAAAACTCGGGGAGTTTACTCTACCAAAAACCGAAGCGGGAACAGATCGTGTTATTCATCTTGTTCAACCAGCCATTGAAACCCTGAAAAGTCAGGCTGAAATGACAAGATTTGGCACTCAATACCAGATTGACGTCAAACTGCGGGAGTTCGGACGCACCGTAAGCCATGAATGCACGTTTGTCTTTAATCCGCAACTGGTGAAAAAGTGCCAGCAAGCCGGTTACCACTACAAAGCGGACTCCATCAGGGATTCATGGGCATCAGCCCTGAGACGGGCCGGACTACGGCACAGGAAAGCCTATCAGTCAAGGCATACTTATGCCTGCTGGGCACTGGCCGCAGGAGCGAATCCAAGCTTTATCGCAAACCAGATGGGGCACGCAAACGCTCAGATGGTATTCAATGTTTACGGAGCATGGATGAAAGATAACAATATCGGGCAGATAGAACTGCTCAATAAGGAGTTAGCTGAAAGTGTCCCATACATGCCCCACAGAGCAAGACGCTGA